AAAAATAAGACGTTCAGGATTTTCATTTATGAGCTCGTGTGAGGGCGTGAATACAGCTACAATCACTAAAGATTCTAGAATAGGTATACTATCAAAAACTGGTGCGGATGCAAAGAAGATGTTTACTGACAAGATAGTACCTATATCAAACAACTATCCTTTCTTTTTTAAGCCTATACAAGATGGTATGGATAAGCCTAAAACAGAATTGGCTTATAGAGTTCCAGCTTCTAAGATTACTAAAAAGAATATGTATACAGTAAGTGAAGAGGAGCTTGAGGGATTAGATACAACAATTGACTGGAAGAACACATCTGATAACAGTTATGATGGTGAAAAATTACAACTATTAATACATGATGAAAGCGGTAAATGGGAGAGGCCAGAAAATATATTAAATAACTGGCGTGTTACTAAAACATGTTTAAGATTGGGTAGTAAAGTTATAGGTAAGTGTATGATGGGATCTACATCAAATGCGTTAGATAAAGGTGGTAGAAATTTTAAAGATTTATTTGAGTCATCTGATTGCAGAAACAGAAACTCTAACGGACAAACAAAAAGCGGTTTATATAATCTGTTTATTCCTATGGAGTGGAATATGGAAGGGTTTATTGACATGTATGGCATGCCTGTATTCAAAAATCCTGACAAGCCTGTTAAAGGAATAGACAAAGAACCTATTAAACAAGGTGCTGTAGACTACTGGAGCAATGAGGTTGAATCATTAACTTCTGATCCTGATGCTTTAAATGAATTTTATAGACAGTTTCCAAGAACAGAATCACATGCCTTTAGAGATGAAAGCAAACAGTCGTTGTTTAATTTAACTAAAATATACCAACAAATAGATTATAATGACTCTATAAACATGGGGCATTTTATGACACAAGGATCTTTTCATTGGAAAGATGGTATAAAAGATTCTAAGGTAATCTGGAGCCCAAATAAAAGAGGTAGATTTTTTGTAACTTACATCCCTAAAGCTTCTCTTCAAAACAATGTGATTACGAAGGGTGGAAAGATGTATCCAGGGAATGAACATATTGGATCGTTTGGCTGTGACTCTTATGATATTTCAGGAGTTGTAGTAGGTAAAGGTTCTAACGGAGCTTTACATGGGCAGACAAAATTTAATATGGATGATGCGCCTAGTAATGAATTCTTTTTAGAATATATTGCCAGACCTCAAACCGCTGAGATATTTTTTGAAGAAGTTTTAATGGCGTGTATATTTTATGGCATGCCAATATTATGTGAAAATAATAAACCTCGTTTATTGTATCATTTTAAAAATAGAGGATACCGAGGCTTTTGTTTAAACAGACCGGATAAAACTTATAATAAGTTATCTAAGACTGAAAGAGAATTAGGAGGTATTCCAAATTCATCTGAAGATGTTAAGCAATCTCACGCCTCAGCGATTGAGTCGTATATTGAGAAATATGTAGGATTAGATTTTGAAGGAGATTATAGAGAAAAAGACGATATAGGTAGTATGTATTTTCAAAGAACACTAGAAGACTGGGCTAAATTTGACATAACAAACAGAACAAAGTTTGATGCTGCAATTAGTTCTGGTTTAGCAATTATGGCAAATCAAAAACACTTGTATACACCCGTTCAAAAACAATCAAAAATAAGCATTAACTTTGCAAGATATAACAACAAGAACTCAGTAAGTCAATTACTTAATAAATGAAAGAAGTAACAATAGATATACAGGCTGCTGCATTTCCAGATCAATTTGTTTCTGACGCTACAAAAGACACTGTAGAGTATGGATTACAAATAGGTCAAGCAATACAATACGAATGGTTTAGAAGAGACAGCGGCTCATGTAGATTTTATAGTCAATGGAGCGAGTTCATGCGATTACGTTTGTATGCTAGAGGAGAGCAATCCGTAGCAAAATACAAAAATGAATTAGCAATAGATGGCGACTTAAGTTATCTCAATTTAGATTGGTCACCCGTACCTATAATCCCAAAGTTTGTCGACATCGTAGTAAACGGAATGTCCGACAGACTTTTTAAAGTTAAGGCCTACGCTGAGGACGCATTGTCTGCTGAGAAAAGAAATGAATTTCAAGAAATGATTGAAGGCGAAGTTTTAGCTAAACCATTATTTCAGCAAATAGATAACGATTTTGGTATAAATGTATTTCAAACTAACGAAGAGGAGCTTCCGGAAAGTGACGAAGAAATGGAGTTGTTTATGAATATGAAATACAAGCCTGCTATTGAAATTGCTCAAGAAGAAGCAATTGATACATTGATGGCCGAAAATCATTATAATGACATTAGAAGTAGGGTTGATTATGATCTTACAACAATAGGAATAGGAATTACAAAACATGAATTTTTACCAGGTTCTGGTGTGAAACTAGATTATGTAGATCCAGCTAACGTTGTTTATAGTTATACGGAAGATCCGTATTTTAAAGATTGTTTTTATTGGGGAGAAATTAAAACAGTTCCAATGACGGAGCTAATTAAGATTGATCCAGATTTAACAAACGAAGACTTAAACCAAATAGCTAAATACAGTCAATCGTGGTATAATTATTTTAATACGGCGCAGTTTTATGAAAACAGCATGTTCTACAGGGACACTGCAACATTGATGTATTTCAATTATAAAACAACACATTCATTTGTTTATAAAAGAAAAAAATTAGCAGACGGATCATATAAGACGGTTGAAAAAGACGATCAGTTTAATCCTCCTCAGGAAATGATGGAAGAAGGAAAGTTTGAAAAGGTAACTAAAAGAATTGATGTATGGTATGATGGAGTTATGGTTATGGGAACTAATATTGTTTTGCAATGGAAACTGGCAGAAAACATGGTAAGACCTAAATCCTCTAACCAGTATGCAATGCCAAATTATGTGGCAGCAGCGCCTAGAATGTACAAAGGATCTTTAGAGTCTTTAGTTAGAAGAATGATTCCGTTTGCAGATTTAATACAAATGACACACCTTAAAATTCAACAAGTGGTATCAAGAGTTGTGCCAGACGGTGTGTTTATTGATGCAGATGGTTTAAACGAAGTTGATTTAGGAACAGGAAACGCATATAATCCTGAAGATGCATTGCGTTTATATTTCCAAACAGGTAGTGTAGTCGGTAGGAGTTATACCCAAGATGGTGAATTTAATAACGCTAGAGTGCCAATACAACAATTAACGTCTAATAGTGGTGCTAGTAAAATGCAAATGCTTATTGCAAACTATAATCATTATTTAGATATGATTAGAGCAGTAACTGGATTAAATGAAGCTAGAGACGGATCAACACCAGATCCTAATTCTTTAGTAGGTGTTCAAAAATTAGCAGCTTTAAATTCTAATACAGCAACTAGGCATGTGCTTCAAGGCAGTTTATATATAACAAGAACAATTGCTGAGTGTTTATCAATAAGAACAGCAGATATATTAGAGTATGCAGATTTTAAAGATGAGTTTGCTATGCAGATTGGAAAGTATAATTTAAAAATACTAGAAGATATAAAACATTTGTATTTGTATGACTTTGGTATTTTTATAGAAATGGCTCCTGACGAAGAGCAGAAAGCAATGCTCGAACAAAATATTCAAATGGCATTATCTCAAAAAGATATAAATCTAGAAGATGCTATTGATATACGAGAAATTAGTAATTTAAAAATGGCTAATCAACTTTTAAAATTAAAGCGTAAGAAAAAACAAGAAGCTGAACAGCAACAGAGACAACAAGAACAACAAATGCAAGCACAAATGCAAATGCAAGCGCAGCAAGCTAAATCTCAAGGTGAAATGCAGAAAATACAAATGGAGTCTCAAGCTAAAATACAATACCGACAAGCTGATGTTGCTTTTGAAATTGAGAAGCTTAAAAACGAAGCTCAACTAAAAAGAGAGTTGATGCAAACAGAGTTTGAGTTTCAAATGCAATTAAAAGGATTAGAGCAGTCAGGTTTGCAAGAAAGAGAGAATCAAAGAGAAAAAGCTAAAGACAGACGAGTAAGTCAACAGTCAACAGAACAGTCTAAATTAATAGAGCAACGTAAGAATAATTTACCTCCTGTGAATTTTGAATCAAATGAAGATAGTTTGGATGGTTTTGATCTAGCGGAGTTTGAGCCGAGATAGGCTAAAAAAATAATATAAATATTGTTTAACTTTGTATAAAATTTAATTAAATGGAAATAAAAGTCAAAGACCTAGGATTGGTCGAAGAAAAATCCAAAGCTGAAATAGAAGAGCAACTTCTAAAAAAGCATGAAGAAAAGTTTGAAGAAACACCACAACAAGAACAAGTTGTGGAAAAAGTTAACACTAACGAACCTGTTCAGGAAGAAAAAACTGAACCTGTAGAAGATAAAACTCCGTCATTAGAGTTAAATGATGACAACGTTCTTTCTTATATTAAAGATAGATATAACAAAGATATAAATTCAGTTGACGAACTGTTTGCGGAAAAAGAGGCAAACGAACCATTACCTGAAGATGTATCTGCGTATTTAAAGTACAAAAAAGAAACCGGTAGAAACATACAGGATTTTTACAATTTGCAAAAAGACTATGATTCTATGGATGACAATTCTGTACTTGCTAACTATTACTCTAACACGGAAGAAGGGTTAGATGCAATAGATATTCAAGATATTATTGAAGATAAGTTTGATTTCGATGAAGAAATTGACGATCCGAGAGATATTAAGAAAATTAAGTTAGCGAAAAAACGAGAACTTGCGAAAGCGAAAAAGTTTTTGAATGAACAAAAAGATAAATATAAAGTTCCTCTTGAGTCAAGTGGGGATGGATTATCTGCTGATCAAAAAGAAAATTTAAATGCTTATAAGAGTTATCTTGATGAATCTAAAACTGTTAAGGAGCAAAACGAAAAAAGGTATGATTATTTCTTAAATAAAACCAACGAGGTTTTTAACAATGAATTCAAAGGTTTTGAATTTAAGGTTGGTGAAAATAATTTTACTTACAAACCGGGTACTGCTGATGAGGTTAAAAATGTTCAAAAAGACATTGGTAATTTTATTAATAAGTATACGGATGAAAAAGGTTTAATGTCAGATGCTAAAGGTTATCATAAAGCTTTATCAGTTGCAATGAACCCTGAAAAGTTTGCTCAGTTTTTTTACGAACAAGGTGTTTCAAGCGCTGTAGATAATGTTACTAGAAAATCTAAAAACATTAATATGGACATGAGACAGGCTCCACAAGCCGTTTCAAAAGACGGTATGAAAATAAGGCCCGTAGGAAAAGTTGATAGTGGAAGAGGACTCAGAATTAGAAGTATTAAAAAAAGTTAAACTAAAAAATTAAAAAAAAATGGCAGTAAATTTAACCCCAGGTTTTGACTTACAACCAAGTGCACAACAAGTGCCTGTAAGTACAAACTACATCAATAATTTTGATTTCTTAAATCAGTATCTACCTGATACTTATGAAAAAGAATTTGAAAGATATGGTAACAGAACAATTGCATCTTTCCTTAGAATGGTTGGTGCAGAAATGCCTTCTAACTCTGACCTTATTAAATGGGCAGAGCAAGGAAGACTACACATTAAGTACACAGGATGTACTTCAGGTCAAGCGGCAGCGCAACCTGAAGGAACATGGACTATTCCTAACGCTAACTTTAATCCAGCGCTAGGATCACAAAACACATCAGCTTTAAGAGTTGGACAAACAGTTATGATCAGTGACAAAACTCCTGGTTCTAACTTATCTAACAAAGGTATTGTAAAAACAGCTTCAACAGCTGGTGCAGCAGCACAAACAGTAGAGATAGCTTACTATGAAGCTGGCGGTCAAGCAGTGGCAGCTGGTGTAGAATGTGATATATTTATATATGGATCAGAATTCAATAAAGGAACAAACGGAATGGTTGGTTCTAACGAA